CAGGAACTGCAGCTCATTGTCAAGCGCGAACCACACCCATCTCGTAAGAAAGTGGTGAGGATTGTGATTGCGATGCCGTTGCATGCGTTTGTGGCCGACTGTGCTCTCTTGGAGTACCATGAAGCGCCTCCGGGTGAGTCATGTGTCATGTATGGTTGGGGCAATCAGTTCGGTATGGATTTGTCAAAAGCTATGGAGCGAGCCACCTTTGCAGGTGGCAAATGGGCCAAGAACGATGTCTCAGGTTGGGAACGCAGTGTTACGGAGTTGAGCCAACTTTGGGCCAACTACATACTCTGTATGATCAACCCGTATGGGCAGTTCATGTGGCCCCTGATGCGGAACCGAGCCACTGCACTTGCTAACGCGTGTTACGTCCTCAGGGATGGGACCGTGATTTGTAAGGCGCGAGGCTGTTTGCAGGTCTCAGGTCACAAGTTCACCACTGTCGGCAACGCGGTCATGCGCGACTGTTTCACCGTTTCGCACGGGGGGAAGGCTTTCCACAATGGGGACGACACCATCGAGTGTACCCCCTTTGTGTTGGAAGAGCTTCAACAACGGTACGCTGACCAGGGCCTCATGGTTCGGGAGTTTGACCACTGCTCGCCAAACAGGTTCGAATTCAGCTCACACTTGTTCACACGGACAGGTGATGAGATCGCTTTTGAGCATGTGGCAGTGCAAAAGTCTATCTTCCGGTTGCTCAGCAACGGGCAGACCCCAGCTCAAGTACTGCAGCTCTTGAAATCTAATTTCAGTCACTACGCTGTGACTGGAACTTTTCGTGAGCTGCTCGGAAAGGCTGAGGAGAAGCTCGCTGAGATTGGAGTGACTTATGACCCCGTTTCAGACGAATTCGTAGAGTCCATCTGGAACAGCGACGGCGAGACCTTTGCTGAGACGACCTCTCTTCATCAGGTGCATAGCCACTGAGCCCGTTCAGTTACGGCAGGACGGGTCCTGGGGCCTGCCGTATGACGAAGAGGTCGAAGGGTCGGGTCCCTACCCTAAAGGGACCAACAGCTGCTCAGAGGAAGGAGCAGTCAATGATGGACAAGATGAAGAGCCTTATGTCCCGCCTGCCCAAAGGTACATTTGCCGCTGGTGGAGGTGCTTTGGGGGCCGCCCTTGGCGGCCCCGCAGGCGGGGTTGTAGGTTCCGCGATCGGTCGTGGGATTTCCACAGTCACAGGTTTTGGCGATTACACAGTGAAGTCTAATTCAATTCTTAAGGGAGGCTTTTCAAATGATCTTGAACGAAGCCCGATTGATGATCTACCC